CCTCAAAGATGGCATCCCGTGCCAGGTTGTTGGGTGCCATGATAAACGCAACGGTTTGCGCCGTCAGAGTTGTACTCAATCTGTTATACTCTCTCCATGAAAAGATTTTTTGTGACCCTTGCCTGGGTACTGATTGCCGTATTCGTCACGGCCCTGATTATCTATGACATGCTCTTTCTTGGATGGATACCGCTCTAAGGGGCCTCTCACACCCCGATGACAATAATGGTTGAGTTATGATTTGAGCCTGCCCCTGAGTCGAATCGGATGGTATCAAACGGGTGGGTGATACCTCCGAATGAGTGAGCTGAGACATTTCCCTGGTTTACGGCAGTGCCTCCGCCCGCCGCAAGCGCGGTGATGACATCAACATTTTGATCGGCACCACCATTCCGAAAGCGGAAGGTATTCGTGTCACCTGCGATAAAAAAGCCCTTGGTGGTGAAGGCAACAGGCAAGGTATAGTCCTGATTTGCTCCGCCTGTTCTAAATGCCTTCTCGATGATGACCACCATCTTGATTGTTCCTTGTAGTGGCTGGTAGCAATCAGCCGTGCCATTGGTGCCGCCGGTTAAAGTTGTAACTCCACTATCGCCTTCGAGTTGTTGAATGAAAGCCTCTATTGCATTGTTATAGGCTGCTGATAGACCAGGCGCACCACCAGCCGTGAATGGCCCCGTTGGGGTATATCCTGCGATATCACACCTCCTTTAGGTTATCGTAAAGTCAATCTGGAATTGGATTGACTCCGTATTGACGTGAGTATGTGCGTAAAGACCTCGTGCGAGCAGCGTCCCGCTATTGGCTGTTTTCGTTGCATTGCCGCCAAAGAAACCGACCTCCTGAATTGCTGTGCCTACCAAGTCGCTTGGTGCAAGATACATATTGATGAGTATTTCCCCATTTGCCCCGTTTGTATAGCTCGTAACTGACTTCCTGAAAACCTCGGCTCCAAGCTGTGTATTGCCTATGGCAGGTGCTGTGCTATCGGTTCCCAGTGCGACATAGGTGATCTTTGGGTTTTGCGCTCCTGACTCACCATCGCGTAAAAGGTTGCGTCCGGCTGTTGTGATTGTAATTGCGCTCATCTATTCCTCCTCAGCACGGGAAAAGATTTACATCAGGGAACAACGTCGTTGAAGGTAATGGGCAGCTATAAACGCTATAGTTGGCGGTGGCTGAGAGCGTGACGCCGCCGCTAAAGGATTGCACCAGGGCCAGCGATTGCGAGACGCCGACACTGATATTGGTTGAGTTCTGCGTATTCCCCAATATCTTTTTGAAAAAGTCTACCCAGGTCTGGTCGTATGGCCCCACAACTGCCGTAATTGTGTACCAGATATTAAACCCATCTTGCTGATCGGAGGCTGAGACGGTCTCGATGAGCATACTGGCATTATTCAATCCGAAATCAGGCAGGTTGACGGGAACAAGCTGGCCTGGCGCATAGCCAGATACCAACGTGCTACATTGCAATTGCACGCCTTGTTGCCCATAACGCGTGAGGAGCTGCGACGCCTTGGCATAGCCTCCTGAGAGACTCGTGATCGTTGCATCCGTCTCGACGTGCTCAATAATGCCGGTCGACCCATCGATGACCTTCTCATAGCTGATCTGTGCATCATTTCGCGAGGTGACGACAGTAGGAAATTCCCCAATGTACGAAACTGAGAGCGTTTGGCTGCTCGTGAGCTTTGTACCGGTGCTATCTTGTGAGATAGTCGGGTCTCCTGCATTCCAGTAGAAGTCTTTACCAGTGTCTACCCCTTTGATGCCAACTGATTTACTCACGCCATTGACTGAAATGGTTGGGGTATGCGCCAGATCATAGCTCATAGGCCAGGCCGTTGCATTGCCATCCCCTATGCGCGTCTCCGTTTGGATTTGTGTTTGGGATGTACCACCAAGAATATATTGTGCGTTTCTATAGGTTGGATTTTGCCGTTGTACCATAGGCGGATTAGAGACTTGATCGACCTGCGTCCCGTCTATCGTGTTGCTATTAACGATATAGGTGTAAGGCACGAACCAGAACTGCTTGTTTTGATCGATGGCCCAGTAAAACGGCACGCCTGAGTCGGATGCTGCTGTAGCCAGGGCGTCGAGGGCTTGCGCAACGGTGCAATAGGCAAAGGTGACCGTTGGGATGGTATCCGCTGGCGGGTCATCTATCGGGTAGAGCGTGGTTGACGGGTAGAGCGTGGTATTTGGGTAGAGTGTCGCGAGCGGCGTCTCCGTCTCTACAATTGCACCGAGTGTCACGCCCTCCTGAGCAAGAATGGTATTGAGGATGCTCTGTGCAATCGTGGCATGGGTCGTGTTGACATAACTTGCGGCAATGATGCGCTTATCCGCAAGGAAATGCTGATCTGCACAGGTGATGGTATGAAGCAGAGATGGCTGAAAGCCAGGCTTCTGCTCTTGCGGATTGGTGATATAGCCGGAGAAGACAAGCACATTGTTACTATCATAGATCGAGACTTGCTGATACTGCTGAAAGTGCGTATTGGCGTCGGAATACACTGTGAACGATGCTTGAGAACGGCGTCCGATGGAGCTATCGATTTGCAGCGAGCCAGCCAGGATGGTGACGGCATTGCCTCCAATTGTCGCAGTGTAGGGCATTAGAGCACACCTCCTACACCGTGTATGATGGCCCGGTGGAGGTCGGGCAGCAAGGCATTCGCAACCCGTCGACCGGCAAGATTGACGATGATTTGCACCGGCTGTTTGCTTGGCGATGACATCATACTGCTGACTTTGCTTGCAGGTGTCACCGACGAGCCAGGTGGGAGATAGGTTATCACCTCGCCCGCGTGGACGTAGGCCATACCGCCGCCAAAGTTCTCGACGCCAGATGCGAATTTGGGAAGACCAGGGATATGCAGATCATTTATCCGCTTTCCTATATTGCTCAATGTATCGTTAATAATGCCGCCGAGCTTGCCAAAAAGCCCAGTAACAAAGTCATAAGCCTGCTGAAATGGCTTGATAACGGCATCTTGCACATCTTGTCCTTTTCCCAGGATGACTTGGATAATGACACGCAATGCACCTGACAGAAATGTTTTTATCCCATCCCATATCCCACCAAGCATGGTAAGAAGATCATTCCATGCTTGCTTCCAATTGCCGGACAAGATGTCAAGCCCGATCTTGATAATCCCTGAAACAATTGCCCAGGCGACCTTGACAACCCCCGCAATCATATCCCATACGCCCTTGAGCACGCTTGCCAGCACCGGCCACGTCGCATTCCAAATAGCTTTGATCGTCGGCATATTTTTATTGAGAGCATCAAAGAAATTATTGATGATGGGCATCACCCGATCTGATATCTCTTTGGCGAATTTGCCGATTGCGTCAGCCGCCTGAGAGATGTAAGGCGAGAGAAAGACAATTGCTTTGCCGAGCTTGTCAGCCAGAAAGCCCGCGAGCTTCACCACAATCGGAGCAACCTTCTCAAAGACGGGGATAACATCAGAAGCAAAGAGACGGTATATCTGCTGGCCTTTTGCCCAGGCTTTCGCTAAAGCAGGAGCCAGATCATTGATAAGCACTTTGCTGAGAGCGATAAAGCTCGGCATGGCTTGCTTGATGGCAGGTAGCATCTCCGCTTGAAACCACTGGCTGATTTGCTTGCCCCATTTGAGCGCAAATTGGAAGTCAGTCGATAATGCCCCCCCGATAATGTCAGCAACCTGCTTGATGCCAGGATAGACTTTTTGTATTTCAGTTCCAATTTGCTTAAATCCGTTCACGAGGGCCTGGGGATTGATAACGCTCAAATCCTTTTGTATCGTCATCATCGCATCATGAAAGCTCTTCCCCAGAGTTTTCAGGGAGTCGCCACTACTGGCCAATCCTGCAAACGGATTTTTGACGCCCAGGTCTGAAAACACGCTCTTGATTATTTGCCCTATCTGTGTGGCTGTACCCTTGACATCCTTGAAGATACTTCCCAAATTGTCGAATGCAGGCCCGATATTTTTATTAATGAATCCTAGGAGGTCGGTGAGTTTGGGAATAAATCTATCTCCGATATTCTGTTTGAGGTCATCGAAATTCTGACCTAAAATCTTTAGCTGTCCTGCAAGTGTCTTGCCCGCCGCTTCAGCAGCACCGCCAAACTCCTTATTTAGTTCTCCGAGGATAACACCTTGTGCTTTCGCTATCTGGTTGGTATCCATAAAGTGTTTGATCTGATCTTTTTGCACCTGCGAGAAAGTCACCCCAACACGCTGTAAAGCACCTACACCCGCTATCGGGTCATTTAAAGCTTTCCCAAGTTCGATGGAGGCTGTTTTTGTATCACCGCCCATTTTCTGGGCGAGATCAAGAGTAGCCCTGGTTGCCTGGGGAAAGACGTTCTTGCCTATATTTGTAAAGGTCAGCAACATATTTTCTGCGGATTGTACCGTGTCGTCGCTAAACATCGTGAGATGAGAGTATTTTGTCGCAAGATCAGCTATAGCATTGGCAGTCATGCCGGAAGCATCATGCGTGCTTTTGAGGACATTCACCGTATCCGCCATACCCTGTTGCGCATTCATCGACTCGGTAAAGGCCGATGAGAGTTGATCTTTGAGGAAACCTACGGCCGTACCAACAGCCTGAAATGCGAATTGACCGGTAGCAAACGATAAGGCATTGCCGAGCATGGACTTGAATCCGCCGCTGGTATGCTCGACCGCGCCGCTCATCTTGTCGAGCTCCGCTTTGCCTTGCGACACGCCTTCGACGTTTACCCTTGCCACGAGCTGTGCTGCGGTCACTGACATTTTAGCTTCCTCCTCTCTTGTTGATGATCTTTTGTGCTTCGTTCTCTGCTGAGATGCAGATAATTGCTTTATCCTGCCAGTAGATAGGAGCTTCCATCAGCTCCCACGGCTTGCATCCCAGATACTTCGCCGCCTGGATGATCGGATACCAGTCTGGACATTCTCCCATGAGACCTTCTGTTACGAGATAGCGCCTCAGTTCTCTTAGCTCTGAGGCGCTATCCGGTTTGGGCGAATATCCTCAAGAATGGCCGTCATGATCTGTAGCTTGTAGGCATAGCCCATATTGGCAAAGCTCTCCGGTGCGATGGGGAGCATGGTCGTCTGCTCCTCGTCCACATACGCATCCCAGGATTTGATGATCTTGGGCATCGTCTCATTGAATGCCTCGCTTCCGGCATCAAGTTGCGCAACCGAATTATCGGTGACTGCGTTGGGATAATAGACAATCGTGAGCGTGTCTTCTCCGATAGGGATTGTGACCGATGCGGTGTTAGCCGCCATCTTGCTAAGAGTTACTGGCATTGGTTGCCTTTCTACAGTGCCGTAAGCAGTGTCGTGACAAGGAATTTATGCGCATTCGCCCAACCTGCATCCTCAACAATCTCAAATTCCCATTCCTCCGCAAACACACCATCTTTGTCGGAAAATGGACTCGGCTTGCTCACTTTGACTGCCATGTCATGCTGGAAGGTGGCGTATGCCTGCGCTACGCTAGAGACGGTCGGTGTGCCACCTGTCAGCGCGACGTTCGTCACAATAACTGCCGACATATCCGAGGCCAGTGCGCCTGAGAAGGTGAAGATGTATGGCCCGCCCGCGGAACCTGTCACCGTACAGTTTGAGCCGACTGTGCTAAGTAGCTGGAATGCAGTATTGACCGTTGCTGATGTGAGTCCTGCACTATAAGTAATGAGTGCCGTGGTCTGACCCTTGTACGAGAGGGTAAATGTCCCGCCGGTCGCGCCGCCGCCAATCGTGACGGTCTGCAAATTGTCGATAATAAATCCTTGACCTTGTACCCGCAAGAACTGCGTTGAGCCTGCTTGCAAATTGGTCAATGGCGTCATGCCCACAGCGTCGGCCTCCAGCAGCAGCTTGATCGTGCTGGTCGGATTGAGGTCAACATGCGCCGACCAGCCGAGATTGGCACGATTGAGTGGGAAGAACATGCCATAGAGGTTCCCAAAGTTGAAATCAACATTGAGCACTTTCAAGAGTTGCGTCGTGCCAAGTGCGCCAAAGGTCGGGTCAAGATACACATTGAAATGCTTCCCTGCCGAGGGTTGGAGTGCTACAGCAGTAGGCGTGGATGTCATGGTGATTGCTCGTTGGAGCGCCTGGGCCAGCACCTTGCCACCTATGGTATAGCCTGCTTTGCGATCACCCTTATAACTCAGTTCGGAGATCAGGCCATAGTTAACCTTGTGATTATAGATGGCGTTGCCAGAGGCGTTATTTTCGCCTTGCTCAATGGTGTAAGTCTGGGGCTGCACACTTCCTGTCAATGGTGGGGTAAATACCCAGTCTTTCGCCGTAGCTGATGCGCCATGTGCCGTGATGACCGGCGCGCCACACACACCGGCCAGCGCATAGACGATGCCGTTGTAATCCAATATGCCGGAAAGCGTTCCCTCCACCCATTCGCTATTCTCAA